CTATTGCAGGTACTTCAAATTCACAATTAGTTATTAGTTTAAGTGCGTGTTCGTTTCTTAGAAAAGCATCAGCTAATCTTTCAGCATCTCTTTTTTGTTTTATGGTAAACACCTTTCCGTGTTCTTCTTTGGCTAACTTATAAGCCTTAGAGTTTTTAGATTGTACATCTACATATATTTGTTTCTCAAATACATCTGGCTCAAGTATTGCTGTGTGAAATAACCAACCTGCTTCTAAAGCGTTTGATTCTTGTGAGCCATACTCGGTAACGTATTTGTATTTCTTAGGACTGTCTAAGAGTAGTTTGATTGATGAGGAGCTAAGTGCAGCTTTGCCTAAGTAGTCATAGTAAAACTTATCATCTTTCATAAGCTCTAGTATCTCATCGTGTCTAAAGCGTTCTCCGTTTAAGAGTTCAATAGTAGCCATATAAATATAATTAATAAGCCTAAGTAACTAAATGCTAAGGCTCTCATTTTGTTTTCGTAGTTTTTCATTTTCTTGTTCTGCTTTTCTTGCTCTTTCAATAGCTCTGTTTTTTGCTAGTCTATATTCTGAAAGTGCTTGTTTATATAATCGTATGTTGTTAGAATATTCTTGAAAGTAAAATACAACCCTGACTAAAGATTCAGACATCTTTTCTAAGTTCTTTGATTTTCTTTTATCTAATTGGGAGGAGACAATAGATGTCAAGAAGTTTAGATCAGTCCAAATCTCTAAGTCTTTAAGGTTGTCTATCTTTTTAGCCACAGTAATCTTTTGTCCAACATTCAAAGGTTTCATTCCATACCATCGGCTTCCAATTAGAATCAATCTCTGAACGCCACTTAAAAGTACCTGTTACTACACAATCATCTAAGATTACTAATTCGTCCAATAATTTTTTTGTTCTTTTTTCTTGCTTGATTAAAGATTTAATTTCTTTATTTGTAAGTTTTCTTTTCATAATTATTTAGTTTTATTTACTGCAATATACAAAAATATATTATATAAACAAATGTTAATTAAAATTTATTTAAATGTATCTTATGAGCTTCTGATTCTTTAAGTAGGTAACATTCTTTGTTACTTCGCTTCTTAGTCCATAAAGTAGTGTCTGGACAATACAGCTCCACAAGTTTAGGTTTGGGTAAGTCATTTAACCAGAAAAGATAATTGCCTTTAGGATCAGCAACAAAATAAAGTGCAATAGCATCTTCCTCTAAAAGTTTATCATACTTATACTTTTCTATCATTTTGTCCTCGTAATACTTTTTACGAAACTTCATTTCTATTACACATTGTACACCTTTAGGAGTAGTGCCTATGCAATCAAAATGCTCATAGCCATTACCACAATGCTCTAAGTTCCACCCATCTAAATTAAGTAGAGATACTACAGCTTGTTCTAATTGGTGTACTTTACTTAGCTTCATACAAGTTTATTCAAATCTTGTATCCATCTTCTATAAATACTTCCGTTACAAGTGCAAGGCTCATCATACTTATGTTTATAGTATTTAGCGTGTAGTTCTGCGACAAGTTTAATTTGTTCCCTGTTTAATTCGTGTTGTTTTGGACGATTAACTAACTCTAACCATCTTTCTAAATCTTCTTCTACCATAGCTTTACTTTGTTTGCTTTATCTTTTCGTTTGTCGCACCCACAATCATCTCCCCATATCTTTTTTACGATAAATTTTATTCCTGTATATGTTGTAATCTTTTCTATTAAATCTCCTAGTCTCATAAGTGTTTTTTTTCTGTATATTTTGATATTAAAAAGTATTTTATTAAATATGCTTGTTTTGTTTTAGTATCTCCTTTACATACAAACTTTCTCTCTTTACAATTATGGTTGGAGATACATTTTTTGATATTATCTGTTAATATCCAATTATATTGCATACCATCATATATAACCCAATATTTAGCTTTTGTTGTACTTATACCTGATGGCTTTTCATTAGAGGCAGTTTCTATTATGATATTGCCTGTTTTTACACTTCTGTTATCGAACTTAACCTCTACACCAAAATTTAACTCTGGTATAAATATATCATATTCTTTAAAGTAACCATCCACAATATATGCTTGACTGTATTTCTTTTGTATTTTATTAAGCACATATAATTCGTGTATCTTGCCTCTTTCTAAATCTGCTTTGAAATCTTCTACCATTCTATATTTTCTTTTATTAGATTTTTAACATTCTTGTATGTATTATATAACGAATAATAACTGATTCCTGAGTTTTTAGATAGTTCTGCTATACTCATACCACCAGAAATTAAATCAAATACTTTCTTGTCATACCAATAAATTTTATCAAGTACACTATCTAATTCTTTCATTTTGCCCTCTATGTCTTTGTATTGTTTTACTTCTTCTTCCTCTACAAACTTTTCTAAGTATTCTACGTTTACTTTTGTAATCTTTGCTTCTTTGCGACATAAATCTATAAACAACGATCTTAATATTCTGTATATATAGAAATGGTTTATCTCATCGCCATAGCTTATATCTGTGCCGTTACTTATTAGAGTATGTACTTTGATATACATCTCTTGAACAATATCCTCGCATTTGTCTCCCTCACATCCAAAGCTCTTAACTATGCGTAACCAATCTTTATGCTTTTGCGCTATCTTTTCTAGTGTTGTCAATGGTTAGTTGTTTCTTAGTTCTATACTTTATTAAATTTTTTCCTCCTACTTGAAAGCCAACATTGTTCAGTATTGACTTGAATAATATAGGTGATTCGTGGCTTGTAGGTTTATAACCTAAACTCATTTCTTTTACTTTGGCTACATACAATCTTGTATACATCCAAGCATCAGGACTTGCTATATACCTGTGGCATATAAGAAAATCATCACACCTATTACCATTCACAGCTCCACCCTCAGAATCGCCTATAGTTGGAGGAGGTGTCATACCTCCGTATTCGTGATTAGGTGAATGACGTTTACGCAAAGCCTCTGTAACTGCGTGTGCGCATATCCAAGTCGATATGTTATATGTCTTGCAGAATATACGAATATCCGTTAATTGTGTGTAGGAATATTCATAGCCGTTTGTATTTCTTAAATCTTTTTTAAGAGAGTTTATAGGATCAATAAGTAAACCTTGATAATCCCAAGCATCTTTGACTTTTGTAGCTAACTTTAAGAGTTGTTTATAGGTGTACTGTCTGTTTATGTCTACAAACTTAAAATGATTATACACAAACTCTTTCGATTCCTCGTAATCCTTTTCTTCTATTTTGTTTATGGGTTTGCCCTCTATAAATTCTATTAGCTTTTTTATTAGTTGTACAGGATCATTTTCACTAGAAAATACTAACCATCTTATATTGTGTTTGAGTGAGTAAAGCAACATAAGATAAAATGTAAAGTGTGTTTTACCTACGTTATTATGTCCTAAGATAAAATTCATATTACCTGCAACAAACCTAAAGCTAGTGTCTATCTCTTTGTGTCCTAGTTTTAGAGCTTCTTTGACTTTGCCTTTTCTAAAGTCATTTAACTTGTCTATATGTTCTGAATAGTTTATAAGCATAAAAAAAGGGGGTACGAAACCCCCTATTAATTAAAATGGTAAATCATCTTCTCTGTCTGGAGACTGAGCCTCCACGTTCACTTCTTCTTTATAGTTTTCTACTTTCCATCCGTTAAGAGTAGTAAAGTATAAGATTTCTCCTTTTGGGTTTGTCCATTCTCTACCTCTTAGATTAAATAATACTTCTACAGAATCTCCTACTTTCCAAGCGTCAAGCAATCCTGTATTATTCTGCACAAAATCAACACAAATCGTTTGATTGTACTTTTCTTCTCTTTCTTGTGTTTCTACTATTAGTTTTCTAAATCTAAAAGTTCCTCTTTCTTCTACGTCTGTTATTCTTTTTATTTTTCCTTTTACTGACATTTTATTCATTTTTATTTATTTAAATATACTCTTTTATGTTTTGGTACTCTATTGTATCTTACTCGTTCTGTGTGTCTATCGATGTTTGAGCTGTCGATTAGTTGGTTTTCTAAATCTATAATCTTGTATTTATACTTTACCAATAATCTCATAGCATCATCTATCTTATGCACTTCTGCTCTATAGCTTTCAAATATTTCATTGTGTATCACCATAACTATTTATTTACAAAGTTTATAAGTAATTGTGCGTCTGCAAGTACAGTATGTACATCTGATTGAGGACGATTAGCGTGAAAATCACAAGCTGCTTTAACCATTGATTGCCTAATAATTAATTGATCTTTATTAGGTGAAACACTAGCTTTTGGAATGTAAACAAGTTTAGCTGTTTTATATTCTGCGTTTGTTACTTCGTAATCTATTATTTCTCCGACAGGTTTTTTAAATTCACCTTTTGCAAGAAATTGATACTCGTTACCATCGTCAAATCTGACTTGGTATTTGTTAAAAGTCCCAGATGCGTTTGTGTATTCGCCTCTAGGACTGATGTGGGTAATTTTTCCCTTTTTCATAATTTAATTGATTTTGTAATTGATTAATTTTTTCAGTCATAGCTTGTACTCTTTGGTAGTATAGTTCTATGAGCTGATCTTTTGGACTTTCCATAATTTAAATTTTCTTAAAGTTATAAATTATTTTTGGAAAGTAAACTATTGTTAATAAGTTTTTTTTAGAGTTTCTACTTTTTCTTGATAAGAATTTATTAAATCTAACAAATCTTCATCTGATTGTTTTATGATTTTTTTGCTTTCTATAAGTAGTTCATCTGCTATGTTATAGCCGTATTCTGCGTTAAGTTTCACACCAAATATATAGCTCTCACCATACCTCATAACATTACAAGAATAGCATTGAGGACGGCAATTATCTTCCCTCCATCTCAGTATTCTACTACGTCTGGAAATAAAGTGTCCGTTTTGCATTCCATCTTTTTCCCAATACTTTTTCTTACCACAAGTATAGCATTTTACTATGCCATTTTTGTCTGCGTGTTTTAGCCTTATGTATTCGCTAAATATCTTGTCAAGACGTTTTATTAAATTTTTTCGTGAAGTTTTTTTAGGCATACTTGAAAGTTACAAAAAAAATATATAACTTCGCCTATATATATACATACGTTATATACCTTAAACAACTAGATACGTTATATCAGGTACGTTATATATAAGGGGGAACTATTTTTTAAATAAACTTGTAGCTTTTTCTGTAGTTCTTCCACCAAAGTAAGCTAACACTACAGCCATCATAACTTTTTCAAAAGTATCATTCCAAGTAGCGTTTATGTGAAAGGGTACACTTTCTATACTATCTAAAATACCTGCTAAAGAAAATATACATATACACCACACCAGAATTAAAGGACGGACATTTTTACTTAACCAAGAATCAGACATACTATCTGCTTTCCATCGTGAAGTGATAGCTTCTATCTCTTTATTTTGTTGATCGTATATTAGCTGTTGTAACTTGATTTTATCCTCTTGTGGTGCATCTGCCTTAGTTA